GGTTCCTTGGCCCTTGGTCCTTTAGGATTGGGGTTATAAGTAATAGGAATTTCTATGTACCCGGTTCCTCCAGGCAAGAACTGTACACCTTCGTGTTTTGGTGTTTTTTTACTCATGTAAAAACCTTCACCACTGTGCAAACGTTTAAATCGCTCAACAATAGTTTTAGAATAAAAAGGAATTTTGGATCCCTCAGGAATACCATTTTTTAGAACATCATCTATGCCGTAAAATTGTTTAAAGACTTTGTTAATGATTCCAGCTCCTTGGTCCATTATTTCCTCTGATTGAGCACCACCTTTAAATAATTCAGCTAATTGAACACGCACAGCGTCACCCGCAATATCTTGTGGTTTGTTATTTAATCCACGTATTTCTTCTACCCCAGCATTCCTTGTTCCATGATAATAACCACCTCCACTATCACGTCTTGTTAAGAATGACCCAAAATCATCTAGTCCTTTTTGAAAAGGTTCTTTTTGATGAATATCGTACGTAATAATTGGTTTTAAGTCTTTATACGCGTTTATTAAGTCATTTTTATTGATTTTAACGTTTTGATTGGCATTTAAGTAGTTGCCTAGGCCAAATTCGTCTAATTCCGTGATTGAAACGCCTTTTTTCTTTAAAAAACCAAGCCATTGACCGCCGACCATGCTTTCTTGGGGCGAATTCATGATTTCTGTTTCTGATTTTAGGGTAAATATACCTTTATTCGTGTCTGCTACGGTTTCTGTGGCTTTTATATCGTCCACAGCCCCTGAAATTTTTAAATTAGCGGCAGATTCGTCAAATAGTGGTGGTGGTTTCTTGATTTTAAATGGATTTTTAAAGCTCATGGCTAAATCAACCTGTCCTTCCATGCCATCAGGCGTGGATACTACTTCTTCTGTTTCTGTAAACTGTGACATGTCTCCTCCTATTGCCATCATTCGTCTTGCAAATCCACCTTTATTGTGACCTTCTGGTTTTACACCAGTTCCACTCATATCATTGTTTTTTCTTTTTTCTCTTAAAATCTCTAATGCATCTACTTTATTTTTATTATGTTGGGATAAAAGTTGGTCTCCTTGAGGAGGAATATTTAAATCATACGTTTCTTTCTGGTCTTTGTATAATGTTGATTTTTGTTTATCTCCATATCTTTTTCCATACGTATCAAATCCTTTTTTCTTTTTATTCCAAACTTTAGTTTCTATCCCTAATTTTTCCATGTCTTCTACTAAAAATTTTATATAATCTTTAGCGTCTATCATATCCTGTTTATATCTACTCTTAGGAATTTTACCGTCTTTAAATGCTTTTTCAATTATTTTTTGCTCAGTTAACCATCGGTATATTTGTCCTTCATAATGGTTATGGTAAGAAGTGTTTCTTATAGTAGTAGTTAAAAATCCTTCACTACCTTTATTAAAAGGAGTTCTTTCTCCTCCTTGTGTGTAGTTAGGAAAACGGTTCTGTGGATATTTTTGAGAACCAAATTCTACTAGGCGTTGATATTCCTTTGGAACAATAAAATCACTATGAATATTAGAAGCTCCAGAACTACTTGATTTAAATCTTTCTTTTCCTTTTGTAACATATAAATCAATATCGTTTATTGTTGAGTATGCGCTAAATGTGCCATCAGCTCGAGAATTTTCATAGTTAGGATTTATGAAACCATCTGTTTTAATAGTTTCTTCTTTTATTACATCTAAAACTTCATCAGCATTTTGAGGTCTAACTTTTGATAAACTAACATGAGCTTTATTAATAATATTTCTTGGTTCTGTAGATTTTGGTTTTACAGGAACATTACCTTTATAATCTTGTGATATTATTTCATTTACAGATTTTCCAGAAGTAAAAGAATCTGGACCAGCATCTGGATATACTTCATTTAAAGGAAGTGTAGATTTTTCTCTGTTTAAAATATCATCTGTCCATATAGTACGTTCATAACTATCATCTAATGTTTTACCACGGTTTTCGACTACTTTTTTTACTTCATCAATAGTAGTTGCTTGGTCCAAGGGAATATCATCTGTTTTTACTAAAGAACTGTATTGGGAATAATCAGGCGATAATCTAAAGTCAGATACGTCACTTGGATTAAAAATGTTTTTAACTGCTTTAATACGTGACATTAGGGATTTATCATTTCAGAAGTTGGTAAAAATTCTGCATTATTATAAAATTGTTTCATTTGATCAATATTTTTAAAACCTCCTAACTGAGCAATTCCTTCTTGGTCACCTTTAAAATAAGGATCTATTTTAGAATAATCCATGTTATTAGCCGCAGCATTTTTTCCTTTAAAATAATTGTATCCTTTTTTAACAAGTTTAGGTGCGCCTGTAGCTATACTCTTTACAATAGGTGCTACTTGTCCAGCCATGTAACCCGCTGTAGATGTCCCAGAATCTCCATACGAAAATCTAGCGTTAATATTAGGGTATAAATAATCTTCAGCCGCTTCTAAAAAAGCTGGCCCTTCTTTTCCACCAGTAAACTCATCAGTAAATCTAAACATAGAAGGTCTTTTCATACCAAATTCACCTTCATCATTAAATCCATATAAACCTGCATAAGGTAAAGATAAATCACCATCTACAGTAAATTTAGGGTCTATATCTCCTGCAATGTCAGGTAAAGTATCTTGTGTTATAATTATTCCTTGTGCATATCTATCACTTCCTTCTTCTGGAAGAAGGAAAGGTTTTGGATCATAAAATTGATTTAATGCTTTGTTTAAAAATTTGTGATTAGGGTCTTCCATATTTGGATCCATTACTCGTAAGTCACTTATATAAGACCCAAACGCTTCTTCTGTTATATTATTATCTTCTCTAAATTTATCTAATTGACTTGCTGCATTAGATTTCATTATAGTCCATGAATTATCAAGCCATTCTTTTAAGTTAGGATTTTCATTAATTTGATCCCATGTTAAAAACATTTCACCTTCACGTTCTTTACCACTAAATGATCCATCAAAAACACTAGAAAAATAATTTAAGATACCATAATCATCATTATCACCACGTGGTAGTAAAACATTAGCGGCACCAGCTGTGTCTGTGGCAACAGAACTTACAAGTCCAGGAATAAAACTTGTAACTAATTGTTCCTCATCAAGCAAAGCTTCTTGCATAGCAATTTGCTGTGCAATCATATCTGAATAAGATTCTGGCTTAGTAGTATTCTTGTCTTCGTTTATCTGTTGGTTCATCCGCAAAATCGTCCTTTAGTTCTACGTAATAACCTTGACGGTAGCGCATCAATGCCTGCGTCATGCTATCCACGTAATCATCATAATCGCCAAATGGGAATGCTGCGCATTCTTCAATGACTTCTTCGGCCCAACGTCTATCTTTAGGAGCCCATACTGCCCCTGATTCAAACAGCGGTGCTACGCTGTTCACTCTTGCATGTTTATCATTTCCTTTAGAGGGTGTAAAGTTAATTACAGGTATGCCAACCTTTTGTAATTCATGTGTAAGGGGTAACCCGGACGCTTTGGCCTCGACCAATACAACCTCTGGTTCCCAGTACTTGTATTCTTCTTGTGCTTTCTCTTTTAACTCAGGAAAGTTCCACCGGCCTTTCTTGGCGTCTAAAAGGATAATGTTTTGTCTACCCCCATCTTCTGGCGTAAATATACCCCACGTCGTAATTGCTGAATAATCGGCTGTTTCTTTTTTGGTAAAAGCTGTATCATACGATTGTATAACATACTGTAATTGTGGTATTTGTTCCGGCTCCCATTCTTTCCACCACTCACGTTTTATAAGTGCACCCTCCTCGGCCACGGGATTCTGCATCCACTGTGCATTCCATTTGGTAATGGGGATTGATGCTTTAACAGAATTCAAACCGTCCATGGACCAGAAATTACCCCACATTGGTTTATCGTTTATGACTGCTGGAAACTCTACTATTTCCCATTGATCAGCAGCTGGGTCTTTACTTTGTGCTTGGAGCAAGCGTCCTGTTAGATCCTTAATGGACCAACGGGTCATGACTAAAACAATCGCGCCGCCAGGTTGTAAACGTTGCCTTGGACCAGAAGTATACCACTCGTAATGACCATCAAGGACAGTAGGAGATAAAGCATCTTGCTCGGAATGAGGATCATCGATAATAAGCAAATCGGCACCACGACCAGTGATAGCACCACCGACACCAGCAGCAAAGTACTCACCTTTATGATTTGACTCCCAACGTCCTGCAGCTTTTGAATCTGCAGCTAAAGTAACATCTGGAAAAACAGCATTGTATTCGTCTGACTCAATAAGGTTCTTAGCCTTACGACCAAAACGAATAGCTAGTTCTCCAGTGTGCGTAGTTTGTATTAGTTTAGATTTAGGATGCCTACCCATAAAGAACGCCGGAAATAAATGCGACGCAAATTCTGATTTAGTGTGTCTTGGTGGCATATTAACAATAAGACGTTTAAGCTCACCATTGGCAATGCGGTTTAATTTTTCCGCGTAAATTTTGTGATGTTTTCCCTCAACAAATTCAGGCCAAACTGTTTTTACAAATTTTAAAAAATCTGATTGCGTTTCTTCTTGTTTTTCAACAACCGCATTTTTTAAAAGATATTTGAGGGTTTGTGTATCTAGCTTTTCTAGTTGCGAAACATTTTCCATTTTTTAAAAATTTTTTCGAACTTCGATATATAACGTTTTTGGTGATCATTGTCACCCTCAATCTTACCCTTAAAAAATAAAAGCATGCTTTAGGTAATAAAGGGGGGTGCCCCTTGTAGTTTTAGCAGGTCCACGTGTAGTTCCCGGGCGCCGCCTGCGACATTGTGTCGCACCGCTAGATCTAGTAGGCAATCGTGCGCCGAGCATACTACATCCCGGGCCGCGGCATTTTGTCGCACCACTACATATAGTGCCGACTTATCCACAGGTTATCCCCAACTAATTTAATTAACTATATAATTAATTAGTAAGCTATGATACACAATAGATAGAAATAGAATTGAGGTAAACATGACTAAACAAGACTTCAAAGCAATAGTAGGAAATGGTTTCTTCTCTTGCAAATGGATAAACAATAAGGGTGATATATCTAAGATTAAACGTGGTATCTTAGGTACTCATGCTTGGCGTAATACTGAACTTGGTACTAGAGATAGTATTAACGAACTACCTAATTATGTCTTAGCCTATCGTGTAGGTAATGGCTTAAACCCTAATCATAGACGTTGGGCTAACATTAACCCAGAAACTATATTAGAAATAAATGGAAGGACAGTATAATGCCGAATGATTTAATTACTAAGAACAATGTAAATATTACTCCACTAATCGAAAGTTTAGTGGAGTTAGTCAAAGACAAAGACGCAACAGGAGAATTAGCAGACTTTCAGAACTGCACACTTCCTGCAAAAGATAGTCCAGACTGGAAACTTATTTCTGGTGTGTTGTGTAATTCTGTCGTTGAATGGGCATCAATGAATAAAGACAGAGATGTTAATTCAATGGATTTAATAAATCATATGCAATCAGATATAGGTTATATCTTAAAAAGGTTAGGATTGAGTTAGCCTCAATTCACTATACTCAATCTTATCAAGGGGATTTTATATCCCCTTTTTTTATGTCCGAACTTCAGCACCTGCGTTCCCGGGCGCCCAGCGGGCAGGCTGTGGATATCTTGTGAATAAGTATTATGGAGTTTGGGAGTTTGGGGAGTTTAGGAGTTTGAGGGCTTACAGATATAACTACCATGCCTCATCGAGTACTTGTTTCTACTGTTAGCAACTAGGTCGCTGACCATACTCTGTTAATTTAACTGGTTTAGTATACCATGACTTCACCCAATGTACAATGGGTCGATTGCTTTTCCTGTGGATAAGTGTCCAAGCACCATCATGCCATTCATAAGTATATGTATAATCTCTAGTCCATTTGTTCCAACGAATCATAGTCAATCCTTTCTCTTTCTATCTTCTGCATAACACGAAAAATTTTCCGTGTCAACTCGCGTACCGCGCCCGGGCCGGGCGACAACATGTCGCATGGTCCAAGAAACTTGTGGATAAATATTAATGGAGTTTGGGAGTTTAAGCCAATCGGGATACTAAATAGTACACCAGGAACGCGATCCCAATCCATTTCAGAGGGAGGAGTATTCCTATTATAAAATCAAACATATGTTACCTTTCTAATTCTAACGCTGCAGCAGCTCAGACTGGCAGCTGGTGAAGCAGGATGCAGCTGCGTACCAGCTCTACCTGCTTTAAAAAATGGCGGAAATACCCCAATTCCAAGTGTCATCTACCATCTCTTCTTCCTTATATAAGCTTCCTGGATCCTGAAGTCAAGACCCGGGCAATGAAAAATGGGAGAAATCCAACCTTTTTATTCCGAAGACTGTCCGGGAACTCCCGGCGCGCCCGGTGCGCAAACCAGCTCGGAGAAAACGGCAGAAAACCTGGATTTATTATTGGGGAGTTTGGGAGTTTCAGGGAGTTTTGGTTCCCGGGCGCAGCTGGGCCCGGCGGGATTTATCCACAGGTTATCCACAGGTTATTTGTTAGGGGGAGTTTGGGAGTTTGACAACCCCCCCTAAATGTGCCTAACTCTCGTTAGTACTGAAGATTCCGTCATACATCTTATCGAGTGTACTTCGGTTATCTTCGTTTGCTAATGCGACCACTTCTTGATTCTTTTTCATTACAGGAACAACCGAATCATAATGATTACATATTCTATTTAGTATATCTGTGTTCTTATCTAAAGACTCAGCTATTTCTTTCAGCACTTCCACTATTGGATTGCTACTATCTTCTGGTAATACCATATTAACTCCTTTGTTATATTTCTATCTATAATATAACACCTAATTCGTTCACATGCAACCCACCCCACAAAATTTTCTGTGGATAACTTTCCAAGGTTCACGGTACTTCGACCATTACCTAACTGGTATGAAAGTGCAGACGCCGGGCGCGCAGCGGGAGCTGGGGCTGCAGGATGGGATCCGCAAAAAAACGGGAGAAACATTGGGGAGTTTGGGAGTTTCAGGACTGAAGCTCAGCTGCTTCCTGGCCCGGGCTGCTGGGGGCATGGAACGAATCCGCAGAAAACTGGGAAAAACTAAAGGGAGTTTGGGGAGTTTCAGCTGCCAGGCGCGCCCGGTGCGTAGCTGCAACTTATCCACAGCTTATCCACAAGAAATTATTATTAGGGAGTTTCGGAGTTTGACACGATTTTGCTTAGGTCAAGGTCCTCGAGCCTTCCCTCGTACAACCCGGGTACGAGGTCCACGGTGCTTTGGCCAAGTTCCTTGGTTTTGCACCCATGAAACAGTTTAACCTGGTGGTTGGGAAGCCCCCCAACCAAGATATATGACTGCGCTCCTGCTAAAGCATGACGCATATTCCATGCGATTTGGAAAGGTGAAACGGTTACCTTATTATTACTATTAATAACCTTTAATTCAATTGTAAAGAAACCTGTAAGCTTGTTATAAATAAGGCAATCTGGGAATCCTGGTGTAACGTATGATTCAAGGCGTGAAACAATATACTCACCACCTTCTAATGACGTCTTTAAATTCTTCCAAAAGTTTGTCTCGTTTTTTACGGTCATACTTTTTTCTGCTTTTTACTACTTTTTGTTTGTACTGGGGTGATGTCTTTAAGTCCTTCGCTATTGGATTCCTCTTCGACTTGAATAATAGTTTGATTACCTTCTTTTTTAAATTTTCCATCTAATCCTATTTCCTTTAACTTAGCTAAAACTTCTTCTCTAGACATACTGTCAATTGAACCTGTTCTGATTTCTTTTCTATCGATGTACAATCCTGCAGCTTGTCCACGCAACCGCTCAGCATTAACAGCAGCACTGTAAGACTTCTCTGAGAGAGAACGATCACGAAGTCTAGCCAATTCTTGTACATGCTTACTTAATTTAACTTCATGTGTTTTTTCTAATTCCGCACGTCTTGCCAATACAGCTTCTACTACTTTTGGATGTTGTTTTCCATTCAATAGTTCTGATGCAGTAACAGCTGCTCTTTCTTCTTTGTAACCTGCTTGTCTTGCGCATTCTGTTGGAGTCAATCTACCTTCATTATCAGTATAAATTTTAACAAATATTCTTTGTCTGTCAGTTAAACCATCCTTTCCTTTTGGATGCCTCAATGACATGTCTTTTGTGTCACCACTTGTGTCGGCAACTAATCTTTTATCTACCATGCTGTAACCCGCTGTATAGTTGAGTTTTTACTCATTTTAGTTCTTAAAAAACAAAAAAGTGCCTTGCGTTGTTTAGAGTAGTGACACATAGGTGACACAACATAACTAATTGAATTACATAGATTATTCACTAAATGTGTCACTGTGTCACCAATATCCCGGTATTTAAAAATAAAAAAAACTTTTGAGCAAAATATACACTATACATGTGACTCATACAATAGAAATTGACCGATTTCTGCCATTTCCATTTTTGATCCAACCACGTGCAATTAACCTGTGCACATAGCCATGAACTTGACTCTTTGAGTTCATACCATTCAATTGTTTCATTTCTTCATATGATGGTGCATAACCGTTAGCTTTTACAAAGTCTTTTATGACATCATAAAACTTCTTTTGTTTGGGTGTTAACCCCTCTTTATCTTTTTTCTTCAAGGCCTTTTGCATCTGGGTGACTCCAATAATCTTTTCTTACTTCACGTAACATTTCATTTTGACCCCATTCATCAATTGCTTCTTTGGTTATTGATGCCTCAAGAGTCTTTTGTATTTCCTTTTCGTCTTCAGTTAGCTCAATTCGTGTTGGTCCTTTTTTCCTCACATATGTATGGACCTTGGCCCACGTAATAATATACTTGGATGCTTTAGGTCTTACATAGCCACGATTTGGATCAAGTGAGGGAAACTCTGGATCTGGATCAGTATCAAAGTTATTTTTAATATAATTCATCACATCCTCATCCTTCTCAAACTGCTTTACTATCTTCTCTATAACTTTCTTATCTAACCATAAATTAATTTCGTACGTCTGCATGTCCCACCTGTAAATATTCTATTTTTTTAATCCACCCCTGTGGAATAGCAATCGCGCCACCACCAGATGTATCATCTTTATCTTTACTATATGACCGCATAATAACTATTTTCTCATTATTATTAACAGCCATCCAACCAACTTCCTGGCATATTGCCAACGGTGCAGCTATAACATCTTTTATGTCAAGCCATCCTGTCTCTGTATCACGTGCATCAACCCACGTCACACGTACCATTGGTACTGAATTGATATCCATTAATTTAGATTTTGGTTCCATCGTGAAGCCGACGTATTGTATTGGTCCCTTAAATCTTCCTCTGTGTGTACTGATGCCTGGGCCTTGTTCCGCGTTTCATATTCCTCAGCAAACTTATCTATAATCTTCATCAGCATCAACGTAGAAAATGATTCACCCAACACTTTCACATCACTCACTTTATTAAGAGTCACATCAAAGTTATCACCATCACGTTCACACTCATATAATATCTTACGAATCTCAACGCCTGCCTGTTTTAAACTATCAGCCATTCTATTTCTCCTTAAAATCCTGGGTACTCGGGGCACGCTATCCCACCCATTGATTCATAATAACCTACAGCATTATTAGCTGCAAGCATGCGCTCTTCATCACCTTCAAACATAGCATCATAAAATGCATCACGTGCACGTTTTAATTCATCATGTACACTAACTTCTTTAATCACTGGCCCACTCATAATAAACCTAACAAAAACATTGACGCATGGTACGCCAAATAAAATCCAATTATAATTTTAATAGGAGTCATAAAAAACCAAAATATATCCCACATCATACCCTCACTGCTATGTACTCGTAATCAAAGTCTGCATGTTTCTTTTGTACTAATGTTACAACACCACTTTCAGCAGCACGGTATACATGTTGCTTAATTGTTCTTACACGTCGCTCATCCATTGTTGGTGATAATTTTTGTAACCATGGTCCACATAAATAACCACGATAATAAGTAATCTTATTACCCTTAATAGATTTATTTAACCAATCATCAAACTTCTTTATACTTAACATAATATCTTTCTAATACGAAAGCTCTCGTAGGACTTGCATGACCGCACCTACAACCTTTTCACGACAAATCATGTTCTACATAATAACGCTACTTCAGTACCACCCTTAGTTACCTCAGACACTTGTCCGTACTTCCCTAAAAATGTGCTTTACAACTTTGTGATTGTTGTTCAGCCAGAGAGTACCAACCCATTGCAATTGTGCTGGCTTTCTCTTTCGTATAGATGCTTATACCATGTTCACGTGAACAAAACAAGCATTTTATTTCGCAGAAAACAGCCATTATCTAAAGTCAAGTAAAATTATTTTCTTGACACTGTGGATAAAAAACATGTCAAGCATTTTTTTCTTGCACATAATTAACACATAATGTACACATAAATTCTCAACTTCATTTCATCTCGGTGGACTAAGAGCACTCATGTAGTGCCTTGGTCCCCAATTAAAGGACTATGCTAAACTACTGGATTAAATTTATAAAATGGTTAAAATATGAACCACATAAACATTACATGAGGGGAAATGTCATTTCTAGTAGCAAATCTACCACCGACAAAAGTATATATAAAAAAAGAATACCTATATGATCATCAAAAAGGCCATGGAGAATTTGTAGAAGGTGTTTGGATTACTGTTAAGTCAATCCAAGGTAGAGCGCTCTACTTTGAAACGTATCTGCCGGAATATGGCGCTCTATATGATAAGCTCCCTATTAGTGCTTTTGTTAATTCCCCTACTATTAAAGATAGTCTTGAACTAGAAGAACTAGAGCTGTGGGACGCGTTTAGCTACCACATAACTATTATAGAAAAAAAGAATTTAGGAGAGCGTTGTAAATACCTTGCACCATCAAAGAAATGGTACTATGGTAAATATTTATTTACGATTGATAGTTGCCATGCGGATACAAACATCCTTAATGTAAGTTACTCAGAGGTTCCAGAGGAGCACAAATCGTTTAATATCCTAGAGTTAGATAATGGACATTACGCTGCCCAACCTAATAATAGATGTTTATTTTACGAAAAATCCATGACGCCATCAAAAATGTTACAACCTGATTTTAAGGTGTCAACAGAATATTATTCAGTCGAAAATAAAAGTAAATGGACCGCAGGAGATGATACAAATTACTTCTACGATCTAAAGGAACAAGAATGACAGTTAAAATTTGGTTACTATATTTATTAATATCAATGCCTGGTATGCCTTCGGTAAAGAATAATTCTTTTTTGTATCCTAATGAAGAAGAGTGTATGCAAGCGTTAACAACTTACCTTAACATTTATGAAGCTAAACCTTTGGAATATAAGGAAAAATTAAAGACCACAGGGTATTGTTTACCTTTTGATGCTTTTCCTGTACAAGGTATGCATAAGCTAAGTTTATGAGAATATTATTTTTTATTTTAACTTTTATACTTGTTGCCTCTGCTATAACTAGCGCGAAAGGGGCAGATACAAATACCACGGTGTCTTCGACCGTAGTAACGGACAAGGCACCACCAACTGCAAACTCACCTAGTATTGTTGTAAACAATTCTGACGTGTGTAAGACAGCAGCTGCAGGAGCCATTCAAACCCAGATCTTAGGAATTAGTAGCGGAATTACTATCACAGACACAAACTGTGAACGTATAAAATTAAGTCGCTCACTTTACTCGATGGGCATGAAGGTGGCCGCAGTGTCAACACTTTGTGCTGATCCTCGTGTGTGGGATGCAATGTATATGGCAGGCACAGTTTGTCCGTATATGGGATCCATTGGAGAAGAAGCACGTGAGAAATGGGAAACTAACGCTGATATGATACCGGAAGGATCAAAAGTATTTAAGAAAGTAGAAATGGTAAAACAAGAAGAAAACAAAACAACTGGATTGACAGATGGTCAAAAATTACTCAAATTTATTCTTGCTGGCATGGTTATGCATTCTGGCGTCGTGGCCTTCTTCCCTTAGAGCTGAATGTCCTGTTACTGCAACAGGAGTATGTACGCCAGGTGTAGAAGAAACGATAGTAGAAGACATAATAGAAACCACAGAACACGGTGCTGATGGCTACACAATAATAACAGAAACTACCACAACAACAACCACGACAACTGTAACTACAGAAGACTCAGGTGATATACTTGATGGCGATAACAATTTTGTAAGTTCTACGAAAGAAGGTGATATGGATTCGGACTGGGGAGGTCAAGGCCCGGCAAACATGCCGTCTGGCGGTAATTGCTATGCGTTAGGCACAGATAAATGTGCACAAATAACGGGAAGCGGTAACAGCACGTCGAGCATGGGTGTGTCGGGTATGGGCACAACGTTTATTAACACCGTGGACATATCATCACTTGACATAGAAAATGGTGGTAGAACAAATTACACAATAAAAGTTGACAAACGAGACGCACAAGACCGTATATACATGCACATTACGGGTCGTGATGGCAAAACAAATGTATTTAGTGGCACTGATATACTATCAGAATCTGGTGTAGCTAGTGGCTTTCAAGAATATGCGGGTGGTTTTGATTTTAGTGGTACAATCACAACACTTATAATTGAGGTAGGTGGACGTGATATCAATTTGGCAATTGGACCGCTCTTTGATGATATCAGCATAAATGTATTATACAATGTTGTAGAAACAATTGTAAATCAAACCATAACTACAGTAGAAATGTGGGTAGCTATGGGAGGTAGTACAGAGACAGAAGTTATTGATATTGTTGAGAATATATTTGAACACAATGATATCGTTGTAGATGCACCAGGTGATGATATGTATTTTGAGCCAGAATTTGAAGAGACAGACATGGATATGTCTTACGAAACTGTAGAGATGGAAATGGAAATGGACTTTGATTTTGAGATGGACTTTGAAATGCCTGACATGGATTTTGATATGCCTGACATGAACATGGATGAAATGGAAGTAGCAGTCATGGACATT